TGGTGAATGACGGCGCGGGGGTCCCCGCCGCCATTCACCACGACGTCCCCGAACCGGAGCGTGACGCCCCCGGCGCGCTCGCGCGTCGCGACGCTCTCCCCCTGGTGGAGGAGGTACCGGCCGGTGCGCGGCACGTACTCCATCCCGTACTGCGCGGACCCGGTGCCCAGCTCGGGCGGCACCACGGGGTTCCCGAACGCGTCCACCTCCGCGACGGGCTGCTGCCCGCCCGTGAGCGCCGCCGTGTTGGCCGCGATCTGGGCCAGGTACCCGATCGCCACCTGGTCCGCCGTCACCATCTGGGCCTGCTGCTCGGCCGCGATTTGGGCGAACTGGTCGAACAGCGCCAGCGCCTCCTCAGTCGTGGTGGCGCCCGGCGCCAGGCCGTCGATCACCTCCTGGAGGTCCGCGTGCAGGAGCCCGAGCTGGTCGACCACCGCTTGCTGCTTCTCGCGCATGAAGTCCTCGAACGGCACCCCGCCCGTGAATTCCCCGATTTTGGTCCCGAGCGCCGCGCTCACGCTCTCGAGCGTGGTGGCGACGTCCTCGAATAGCGCCTGGAAGGCGGCTGACGGCCGGTCCCACAGGAGCTGGCCGGCCTCGAGCACCCCCTGGGCGCCCGCCACGATCGCCTGGGCGGCGCCCGGGTCCGGGGCGGCGAAGAACGCGTCCAGCAGCTCCTGGAAGTCCGTGCGCCGCGCGTTGTAGATCTCCGACGGATTCGTCGTCGCCAGGTCGCTGAGGCGCAAGCCCTGGACCGTCGCGTCGATGAACGCCTGGGCGCTGACCCACGCCCCCACCACCTGCTGGATGTAGGCCAGCTCCTCCTGGTACCGCTGCTGGATCAGGGTCCGGAGTTCGTCCGTGCGCTGCACGGCTTCCGCGAGGCCCGGCGCCTCCGCGATTCGGGTCCGGGCGCGCTCGATCTCGCCCGCGAACGACGACACCATGCTGTCGAGCCGCTCCCCGAACGCCGAGAGGTCCTGCGTCGCCTCCGTCGAGATGCCGGCCACTTCTCCGATCTGCCGCTGGAAATCCTGCACCGTGCTGCGGAGCTGCTCGAGGGCCGAGCGCGCCTGCGTGATCTGCTGGGCCTCGAGCTCCAGGAGTGCCGCCGACTGCGCGATGATCTGCTCCTTGAGCCCCGCGTTGAGCCCGGCCTCGGAGCCCGGGAACGGGCCGGCCTGCACGTCCGCGGTGAACGCCTCCGGGTACTGCTTCAGGGTCTCGAAGAACGCGCTCGCGTTCGCGAACGTCGGGTAGCGCGTCCCGGCCTGCTGCTTGCCCGTGAAGATCGGGACGGTCCCGCCCGCGTACCCGGTCTCCGCCGCGTACCCGGCGACGTCCCCGCCGAACGGGAGGTTGATCTTCCCGGCCTCGAGCAGGGACTGGGCGACCGCGTTCTGGAGCCAGAAGTGGGACACGACCGCCGGGTCCTGCGTCCCGCCGACGTTCCCGCTCTGGAACCTGTTCAGGGCCTCGTAGAATTGTTGGGGGGTCCGGGCCGCGCTGAGGGCGCCCGACAGGCCGCTCGCGGCCCCGACCGCCTCCTGCATGGACTCGGCGTCCCGTTGCGCCTTCGTCTTCTGGCTCCCCCCGAACAAACCGCCGATGAGCCCGCCGATCAAACCGCCGATCGGGTCAACGAACGAGACGTACTTGTCCGGGATGAGGCCCGTCAGGGTGAAGGGCGACGCCAGGATGCCGCCCGGGCTGAACATTGCCCCGTACTTCGTCCCCGCCTGGACCGACGGCGGCAGGTTCTCCCAGTTGGCGGAAGAAGAAAACGAGTTCATGATCCCCATGATCGCGAGGATCGCGCCCGCCGCGATGCCGCCGCCCGCGGCCGAGAGCCCGAGGCCGGCGCCCCCGATCCCGAGGCCGGAGATCGCGCCGCCGCCCGCGAGGGCCGAGAGCCCGGTCCCGGCCGTGATGCCGAGCGACCCGATCGACAGGAGCTGGGCGAGCGACTGGGTCCGGAGATCGTTGCCGCCGAACAGCGAGAGCGCCCCGCCCAGCACCCCGAGGCCAGCCCCCAGCCCGCCGAGCGACGCGAGGTTCCCGAGCCCCGGGCTGATGAACGAGCCCGTGCCCGCCCCGAGCGTCGGACCGAGGTAGGCGCTGTACGCCCCGTAGAGGCCGCCCGCGATGCTGGCCGCGCCCCCCAGGCCGCCCCCCATCCCGCTCCCCACCAGCGCGGGGCCCGCGATCCCGGCGATCGACCCGAGCGCCCCGAGGCTCCCCCCGAGCTTCGCGAGCGCCGAGACGCCGGCCGGAGACCCCGCGCCCCCGCCCGTGACCGCCGCGGCCGCGAGTGCCGCCAGCCCCTCGATCAAGGGCGCGATCGCCTGCCGGAGCACCCGCTGCCCGAGCTCCAGGATGATGGACTGCGCGAGGTCCCTGAACCCCTGCTTTAGGGTGTTGGTCCCCTGGATGATGCCCGTCACCATCTTCTCGAACGCGCCCGTGATGCTGTTCCCGAGGTCCACGAACACGGCCTTGAGCCGCTGCTGGTCCTCCAGCGCCTTGAGGTGCTGGCTCAGCTCCCGGGCCTTGTCGCTTGCGGCCGTGAGCGGGTCCTCCGCCAGGACGCGGAGCTCGCGCTGGAGTTCGGCGATCTGTCGGTTCGCCAGTTCGTCGGCCGTGAGGCCCAACAGCTCCGCCTCGCGGGCGAGCCCCTCCGTCGCGCTGCGCGCGTCGACCGTCACCTCGTCGAGCGCGATCTGGCTCCGCGCGAGGCGCCGGAGGTCGTGGTCGACCTCCTCCATGCCGTCCGAGAGCTGGGAGAAGAACTCCGGCCAGTCGCTCGTCGCCTGGCTGAAGTCGTCTGCCGCCTGCTCCATCTCGACCATCGACTCGGCGGCGTCGTCCCCGGCCCGCGCGAACTCCTCGGCCGCGAGCGCCGCCTCGCGCAGGCGCTCGGAGGTCGCCAGGACGCCCGAGAACTCGGCCCCGCCCGCGAAGGGCCCCGCCTCGAGGGCTCCCGGACCGCCACCCGCCGGGAGGACGACCTGCGCGCCCCGCGAGGGCTCGCGCCCGAACGCGGCCTCAAGCTCGAGGATCCCCTTCTGCTCCTCCGGCGACGCGACGCGGAACGGCACGGCGCTGAGCTGGCCCAGCACATTCATCGCGCGGCGGAGCCACTTGTTGAACGGCCCCTCTTCCTGCGCCTTGCGGTCTAGCTCGCGGTACATGTCGCTCACGCCCGAGGCGATGTCCCGCGTCCCCTGGACGACCGCCGTCATGGCGTTCGCGGTGTTCCGGACCCACTCGCTGAACTTCTCGGTCTGGACGAACTCCGCCATCCCGGTGGCGAGGTCCTTCAGGGCGTTGAAGAGCGGCTTGAATCCCTCGGCCAGCGCGATCTGGACGTTGTCCGAGATCGTGCTGGTCAGCCCGACCCACGTGCCGGCCATCTCCTTCATCGAGCCCCCGAACCGCCGGAACTCGCTCTCCAGCGCCTCGAAGGTCTCGCGCGCCCCGGCGCCAGCCTCCTGGAGCTTCTCGATCTTGGTCCGGCCCTCGGCCGACAGGATACCCATCTCCTGGAGCCGCATCGCGGCCTCGCCGAACGGGCGCCCGCCCTGGATCATGCTGTAGGCGCGCCCGAACCAGAACGCCACGTCCTGGATGCCGCGCCCCGACACCGCGGCCGCGTCCCCCACCAGCGTCAGGGAGTCGCGCGCCTTCGCGGCGCTGACCCCGAACGTCAGCAGGAGGCGCGAGGCCTGGAGGATCGGGCCCGTCTCGAACGGCGTCTTGGCCGCGAAGTCGAAGAGGCTCCGGACGTGCTCCTTGGCGGCGTCCGCGGACTTGAGCAAGGTCTTGAACTGGAGCTCGGCCGTCTCGAGGGTCGAGTTCATCCCGATGACGGCGTTTTTGGCGGCCGCCAGCGTTCCGGTGATGCCCCGGAACCCCACCATCGCGGCCGAGAACGCAAGCGCGCCCTTCGCGAGGCCCGCGAACGAGAGGGAGAGCCTCTGGGACTGGCGCTCGAAGTCCTGGCCGAACTTCTGCTGGCCGCGCGCCGCCTCGTCGAACCCGCGCTTCCACTCCGCCATGTCGAGGCGGAGCTTCGCGACCAGTTCCCCGACGTTGACCTCGCCCGCCACGCGCCTAGCCCTCTCTCCTGTGCCGGCGCATCTCCTCGGAGAGGATCTGCGCCATGCGGTCCTCGCCCACCAGCTCCTGCATCAGGTCCGAGACCCGGGGCGGCTGCTTCAGCATCCCGGTCGCGGCCGTGACGCGCGCCACCAACCAGGCGAGGCGCCACATCTCGCGTTCGTCCCGGCGCTGGCGCCCGACCGCCATCGCCACCAGCTCGGCGGGCGTGAGGCGCGAGAACTGCTCCGGCGTGAGGCCGAGCTGCTCATACGCCAGCGCCTCGGCCTCCCCGTACCCGACCGCCAGCTCTAGTCGGCGGCCGCCTTGTCCCCCGCCGCCCGCCCGAAGTACCCCGACTCGGTGAAGGCCTCGTTGAGCAGGTACAGGACGTCGTTCAGCGCGCCCCTCCCGCTCTCCACGTACTCGGTCACCAGCCGCTCCACGTCCTCGAACCGTAGCCGCTTGTCCTCCGACCGCAGCCCCGCGTAGAGTGCGTGCTGGAGGGTGGTGGCCGAGAGGCGCGTGAGGTCCGCCACGACCTCGCCCATCGGCTTCCCGAGTCGCGCCTCGAGCGCCTTCAGCTCGGCGAACGTGAACCGAATGCGCCTCGGCTTGTCCAGCGTGATCTCGACGCCGTTCGTCATCTCCGGAGCCCCCTTCTTGGGTTACGACGTGATGCTGCGGCTCAGGTCGCCCGCCGGCTCGAACGTCACGGTCGCGTCCAGGAGCGACCCGACCCCGCCCGACACAGGCGAGTAGCGCGGCAGATGCCACGTGCCCTGGTAGCGCGGGTTCGCGGCCGCCGAGCAGGCGTAGCACGCCCGGATCTCGATGCAGGACTGGCACCCGACCGCCGGGAACAAGAGAGCATCCACGCAGGAAAAGTTCTGGTGGAACGTCACGTCCAGGCCCTGGGACTTCAGGCCGCCGCGCCGCTGCCGGGTATTGTGGCCCATCGCCGTCTCGTCCAGCGACTCGGCCTCGTACGTCAGGGACAGGGACGAGACGTGGCACGAGAGCGTCTCGCCGTTGAACAAGAACATCGCATTGCGCCAAACAAAGGTCGCCACAGCGCCCTCCTCCTCAGTCGCCCACCGACACGGCGGTGAGCCAGTAGTTCGTCTGCCCGCAGGTCTGGGACCAGATGCCGCGGTAGTACCGCCGCTCCGTGCTGGTGGCGGACGCGCAGTTCCACGGGATGTTCGCCCACTGCGAGTCCCGGCACGCGCGGCTCGTGAACGCCACCAGGTCGGTCCCGGTGTTGAGCGCCGTGTAGCCGCTTGAGCTGTTGGCCTGGACCAGGGCCTTGATCCCGCCGGCGGTCGAGCTCAGGACCTGGAGGGCCGCGTAGAGCGCGACGTCGCAGGCCCGGCCCCCGAGGTCCGCCACGGTCCCGGCCCCCGGCCCCGTGCAGGCGCAGACCGTCCCGGCCGTCCCGGCGTCGTTCCCGACCCCGCGCGTGGTGCCGTCCTTCAGCACGATCGCCCTGACGATCATCTCCTAGACCCCCCGCCCCACGGCCTCGAACGAGAACGGCGCGATGTCGCCCACCGCGCCCCCGAGCTGGAGGCGCAGGACCTCGGCCTTCGTCATGTAGCCGGACCCCGTCGAGGTGCTGCCCTCCGTGATGGTCTCGGGAAGCGCCACCACCACGACGTCGGAGACCGCCACGTTGTCGAACAGCACGGGGTCGACCTCGCCCACCCCCTGCTGGAGGAACCCGCTCCCCGTAATGCGCCCCGACTTGAGGCCTCCGCGCCGCACACGGGTCGAGTTCCCGAACACCGTCACGTCCAAGGACTCGGCCTCCTTGTCGACCGCCACCTGGTTCATTTGGCCGCTAAGGTCGTACCCCGCGGCGAACACCTGCGCGTCCTTCAGCACCACGGTCATGGCCTATCCCCCTCGTCTCCGCACTCCACGCACACCCTCCCGCCCGGCGCCCCCATGCGGGGGGCCTCGATCCAGGCGTGCCGGTGTGCCCCGTCGTCCTGCACCGCTGCGGGCTCCGGCGCTGGCGCGACCTCCAGCTCCCGCAGCAGGGCGTCGGCCCCCGCGACGATCGCCACGGCCTGGGCCCGGATCGCGACCAGTTGCTCGAGCGTCACGACGACGTCGCCGCGTCTCGGACGACCTGATAGTTGCACCCAACCACCGACCGGCCGCCGGCGTCGGGCCCGAGGTCAAATGGCGACTGCAGGGCCTGAACCCACCGGAGCTGCACTCCGTTCACCGCGCGGGCTGCGCCGTCGAGCGCGTAGAAGATGTCCCGCGCCCGCTTGAGGGCCGAGTCCAGGCGCGGGGCCCGCGCCAGGACCTGGACGCGCTCGACCTCCGCCAGCATCTGGCCCGCGGACGCCGCCATCGCGCGCACGGGCTCGAGCCCCCCGTAGTGGATCACGGCCACCGCCTCGTCCGGCGCGCTCGGGAGCATCCCCTTGAAGAGGTCGACCCCGAACGTCCCGTGCCCGCCCGTCGAGATCAGGTCCGCCACGTCATCGAGCAGCAAGCGCCTTGACCCCCCGCCTCACGTCGGCCGCCAGCCTCGCGTCCATGCCGGGCACCGCCTCGAGGAGCGGTTTCTCCAGATACTTGAGGGGCCGCAGCCCCCGCCGCCCGATCGCGCGCGCGAGCGGGTAGAGCGCGTCCTCCGGGATGCCGTGCCGGCGCGCCCAGCCTCGCAGCGCCTCGGGCGGCAGCATGAAGGGCGCGCGCCCGACCGCGGGGCCCGTCCCCTCGTGCACGTACAGCGCATAGCGCTGCGCCGCGCCCCCGTACCCAAGCGTCACCACGACCCCCAGGGTGTCGGCCTTCGGGGCCTGGACGTGCC